GCTAGTTAATTAAATTAAACTCGGGAGGGGTAAAACCCTCCCACTTTATAGGAATATTATGACAGAAGAAGTAAAAAAACAACCAGTATCGCTTAAGAGTCTTTTGACTCCAAGCAAGACAGTATCAATAGATTATCCTGGGTATGATGGCTTTTGTATTGACCTAACATATTTAGCAAGAGAAGAATTGCTAAAACTTAGAAATAAGTGTGTAAAACAAGTCTTAAATAGAAAGACTCGTGCTTTTGAAGACAAGCTCGATGAAGAACTATTTATGATGGAGTATGTTAGCTCAATTATCAAGGGGTGGAAAGGCTTAAAATTCAAGTACTTAGAAGAGTTTCTATTGGTAGATATAAGTGGACAAGACCCAGAGAAGGAATTAGAATACACAACAGAAAATGCTGAGTTGCTAATGAAAAACTCAAGTGATTTTGACCAATGGGTAACAGATACTGTAGGTGACCTGGAAAATTTTACTCAAAGCAAGTAAAAGCAGTACTTGCACAGATTGAAAGAAATTTTAAAGACATAAATATTGATTTAAATAAATATTTATTACTCTGTGAACAACTAGGAGAAGAACCTGACCCTGAGAAGATGCCTATGGATAGGTATGAACTTCCAATAGAGGTACAGGAAGCATGGGCACTCCATGACTTACTCTCCGACCGTTGGGAAGGCATGAGTGGCTCTTACCTAGGGAAAGACTACAGCGCTTTAGAAACTTATATTAAAGTATTAGATATTCAAAACCCAAAAATATCTTTATACTTTCTAAAACATATAGACTACTACCATTCGGAGTGGTTAAACGCTAAAGTAAAAGCAAAGAGAGATGCTGAAAAGCGCAAATCTAAAATGAAAAGGTAATGGCAAAAAAAGTAAAAGGAGCAACTATTACATTTGAAGTGACCGATAACGGTACACTTAAAATGGTAGGACAAAACTCCAGAACAGCAAAGAAAGGATTAGACAATGTAGGTAAATCTGCGGGCGATGTCCGTAGAAATATGCAGGCTATGTCTGGTCGTGTTGAGTCTGGTACCAAAGGATTTGCTCGTATGCAACAAGGCACAGGTGGCCTTGTTCAGTCTTATGCTATTCTAGCATCTACTCTATTTGCTTTAGGAGCAGCGTTCAGAGCGATGGAAAACGCTGCTAACATTGAAAACCAAACAAAAGGTTTTAGAGCTTTAGCACAAATTACAGGAACTTCATTACTATCTATAACAGAAAGTGTTCGTTCCGCCACAGGCTCAATGTTAGACTTTCAAACAGCAGCTCAACAGACTGCTATCGCATCCGCCGCAGGATTCACTGCAGACCAAATCAGATTTCTAGCTGAAGGAGCTAAACTAGCTTCTGTTACGCTTGGTCGTGATTTAACAGATTCATTTAACAGGCTCATTCGAGGTGTTACAAAAGCAGAACCAGAATTACTCGATGAATTAGGTATTATTCTAAGACTTGATATTGCTACAAGAAAATTCGCAGCAGCAAATGGATTAGTCGCAGAAAAATTAACTATTGCAGAGAGAAGAATGGCTGTATTTGAAGAAGTTCAAAGACAGTTAATTGGTAACTTTGGAGCAATGAGAGATGAAGCAGATAACTTCTTAAACCCATTTAGTAGATTAAGTGTTGCTATTTCAGATTTAATAAAAGCTATGCAAGGTCCAGTAGTTGAGTTTTTTGCAAGTTTTGCTGAATTTTTAACACAGAATATTGGAGCTTTAACTACAGCATTTGCTTTACTAGGTTTAAGTATTTTAAGACAAATAGTTCCTTCAATTGGTACACTATCAGCTTCATTTACAGAAATGGGTAACAATGCAGTAAGGGCTGCAAATAAAGCTGACAGCAGAATGAAAGCATCTGCAAGATTAGTCAGAATGAGGAGTAAAACTGAAGTTGCTGCAGAAATTAATAAATCACAAATTGTTAGAAAAGAGATTATTAGAAGATTTGGGTCTGAAGAAGCATTTAATAAAAAATCCATGGCAGGACAATTAGCAAGAATCAAATTTATGATTCAAATGGAAAAAATGGGAATGTCAAAAACTAGACAATTTAATCAACAAAGATTAACTAGTTTAATGGTTGTAGAAAAAAGAATACAAGAAGAAATAAAAAGAACAGGACTTATATCAAACGCAGTATTAGGAAGAATGAAAGTTCAACTACACTCTATTGCTACAGGCCCAATAAATGCCTTAAAAATACAATTTGGTAAATTAGCAGGGGTAATTACAACCTTAGGTAAAGCAGTTAGCTTCTTAGGAGCAGCATTTAGTAAATTATTGATGGCTGCTATGGCTTTCTTTACACTTAAGTTTATGGTAGATATGCTACCAAGCATAAAGAAAATTAATAATATAGTACAAGAATTAAATGGAAATCTAAAATCTACTAATACTGAATTAAAAGAAATGTCATTTTTTGCAGATAGGACTCTTCTTGAAGATAAATTAGAAAATATAAATCGAGAGTTTGGAACAATAGAAGGAACACTAAAAGGAGCAAATGTAGAATTAGAATTTTTTAATAACATGATAAAAGGAATTGCAGGCCCGAATTCAGAAAACTTTAAAGAATTTATTCAAGAAGAATCAAGAAAAATTATAGAATTATTTTCCGAGGGAGGCACTACTAATTTTATGAGTCAAACCCAAGGATTTTTGGCTAGAACAGGACTGACTTCAGGCCCTGGAGGTCCACCAGCATCTGTTTTAACAAACAGGAGTTTTGCAGATAGAAGCATGATGACAGTAGGTACAGTTTCATCTCAGGCTTTACAAGATGCAACAACAATTCAATTAAACTCTATATTAACTAATGCAATAGCGCAAATTAATGCAGGACAACTACAAACGGCGACGGATATATTAGGTATTTTAGGAGAGGATGTAGCAGCAAACTTTGTTGCTGGATTCCAAAAAGCAGTTGAAGAAGAAGGAGAGCATGGACAAGCAGCCGTTGCTTTTACCAGTGCATTTAAAACAGCATTGATGAATGAGGATGCTGATAAAATAGCAATGACCTTTTTCAAAGGATTAGATGAAGGTTTTACTGTTACAGGATTTAGCGACGCATTAGTAGAAGTTATAAGACTATCAATGGAAAGCAGAGAAGCAATTACAGACATTACAGGTGTAATAGTTAACTTTAGAGAAGAATCAAAATCTCTTAGTGAAACTCTTGTAGGTATGATACCAAAACCAAGTAATGCTGAAAAAACAGCAGCTCAGTTAGAATCTATGTTAAGAACGGTCTATGAGATTGATGAAAATACAAAAGAAAGACTTGGCGTTAGAAAAGAAATAACTCTAGAAATGGAAGACGGTAAAAAAGTTACAGGTAGTATTCTTCAGATAGCAAGAGACCATTTAGGAATAGAAGCAGAAACAGATGAACAAGTTTTATCAATACTAGAGTCAGAAAGAGAAAGATTAGAACTAGTTGATAAAAGATTACAAACGCATAAAACATTAGCAACTCTTGTAAAAATGGAAATAGATAGAATGGCATTTGTGAATACAAGAGTATCTAAGAGAATGCAGACTGAATTTAAGATATTTGACCTACAGTTAAAACAAGTCCAAGCATTAGATAAATTCGGATTAACACAAACAGATTTAATTAAACTTCAGGGAGCGGCAGCAGAAAACTTATCAGACGCAGAAAAAGAAATATTAGCGGGTAATGCAGCACTAGAACAACAAATAGATTTATTAGAAAGTTCACTAGATAGAATAGAAATGCTAGGAAAAGCACTATTAGAAACTTTTGATTCATCAGCCGCAACTAATTTAGCAAAACTATTTGATACAGCTAATTTAGGAGAGTTTGGTGGTAAAGAGTTTATCAATGCTTTAGCAGTAGACTTAAGAAAAACAGTATCAAAATCAATGGCAGAAGGACTTGTAGATGGTGCTACAGAAATGTTGACTCCAGAAAAGTTCAAGATGAATAAGAAACTTGACCCAGCACAAAAAATACTACAAGTACACAAACAGCATGTAGATGGATTAGCAGGCATACTTGATATGCATGTACAAGGAATAGCACAAGTTATGGGACATCAAGGTACTGTACCATCAGTTACATCAAACTTTGACCCAAGTGACCCTAATGCTGCAACATACGGTAGTTTATTTGGCCCTTCTGGAGACACTAAACCTGGTGGATTCAGAGACGCATTACAAGGGCACTTTGGAAGAGGCGGAACATTATTAACAGGACTCTTTGGTAGAAGAGGCGCCCAAACAGGTGAGATGACTGAGACCGAGGATGGAATAGAAGAACTTACTGTTTCCAAAGTGCCAGATAAAGCTGGAATTCTTGGTACATATGGTGGCACTGATATATTTGGAATTAAAAAAGCTATGGATTCAACTTTTGGAGAAGGTGGGTCATTTGAAGAATCAGGTGGTAAAATATTCGGAGAAGGCGGAATGTTCCAAAGTATAGGTAGTAGTTTATTTGATACATTCTTCGGTTCAGGTGGAATGGGAAGTAGTTTACTCTCTATATTTGGTTTCGCAAAAGGAGGATACACAGCTATTCAAGCTGCAAGTGGAGGAACCTTTAGTGGTCCAACCACTGGGTATCCTGCGACTCTACATGGAAATGAAGCAGTAGTTCCACTACCTGACGGTAAAAATATTCCTGTAGATTTAGGGGCAAAAGCAAACAATACAAATAATACAAACATTACAGTCAACATGGCTGACGGAAGTTCAACAACAGATAGTGATGGAGCAGCACAACTTGCACAGGCAATTGATGCCGCAGTCCAGAATACAATAGAGAAAGAACTTAGACCTGGAGGAATATTAGCAGGATAATGGCATTAGGATTTAGCACAGGTTCATCATTCGGTAGTAGGACAATAGTTCCAGATAAAGGTTTGTCTAAAACTAACACTCCTGTTATTTTTAGAGCTGAGTTTGGTGATGGATATGAACAAAGAATTGCAAATGGAATAAATAATTTAAAACAGGAGTTTTCTGTAGCATTTGCAACTAGACCAAAGGCAGAGATAGATGATATCATTGGATTTTTTGAAAGCACTAATGGTGTAACTGCTTTTGATTTTACTTTTGCAGACACAAATGCAAGTGGTAATGAAGAAACAGTAAAAGTTTATGTAAAAGACTTTACACAAAAATGGGAGTATGATGATTTTTATACTTGTTCAGCAACATTCGTAAGGGTATATGAAGCATAATGGCAGAGAATATTGTAGCAAAAGACTTACAGAAACTTGACCCAGGTTCAGAGCTGGTACAACTGTATGAGCTAGAATATGTAAAAGGAAGTTTTATTTACTTCATGTCAGGACTTGATACTGACTTAACAGAAGTTCAAATGAGGGATTATTTTGATAACTCTGTAATCAGAACTTATATTGCTATACCAGTAAAATTACAAGGATTAGAATATAAGAATGATGGAGCTATAGCACGACCTTTAGTAAGTATTGCTAATGCAAGTAATGCCT